AGGAACCGTTATACTCTAGGTTACCATGTCGAGTAAGTGTTTTTACGACTATTCCCACTCAGGTCGATGTTAGTTACTCCCAACGGTCTCGAACCGCCTAACCCAAAGTTCTTTCGGGGCTACAACCAACTGTAGTAGGAGTGTATTCTACCAACGCGCGCCATACCCACGTGTATCCACATGTGTAAACGTCTTGTATTTACCAATACCTAGTAAGTTCGCATAAGGCAAACCTTTTAGATATAGATAAACTTGTGTTGGTGATATGCCTTCAACGACAATATCTGCCGCGTCCACATCCTCATCCTCACGGATTAGATGCTCTGAGTTCTTAGCCCCGCCTACTTTCTTGTTATGCTTAGCACATCTACAGGTACTGTTAATAGTAACAGGTACGCCGAAGTGCATTCGCACAGTTTCCACTAGTATTAGTAAAGCTACACTCATTTGGCCTTGTCCACAGCAAGGACACACCATCATGGGGTCTGTTGCTACGGCGAAGTGTTGTGTACTTCTCATAAGTCTGCCTCCTTAATAAACACACCATCATACATACGACCTTTACGGTCTTTTATATCATCGTATGCTACTTGTAAGCATTCTCGCAGATTGAGATAGTTCTCGTCAGCTATTGTACCTAGCACTTTGATAATGCCGCTAATACTAGCAGATATACCGTTAACGTTAGGTTTAATACCCTCATTACCATCACCGAAGTTCATAGATAACTCACTACATCTCTGTATAAGTTTAATGAAGTGCTCTTTGCCTACAGACTCAATTCTATTAAACATAGGTGGGAACGCTGAATTACGATACAACAAAGGAGATACTACAAGCATACGTAACATGTTACGTTCTGCAATGTTAATCAATACAACTAACATATCTCCAAGATCATCCTTAATACACTTACCTTTACAAAGGTTGTCTGATAACTCAGATGCTTCTTGTATAAGTTTATGATATTGGTCAGCATCTGATGCACCTAAGATTAGATTCCGGTCATGATGCCATCCTCTAACACTATTTACTAGTTCATGCATAGTCATTATTGACATACTGTACATTCTCCTTTTGACGCGTCTACGCCAGCGGCGGTACGCATGTAGTAAATACCCTTGATGTTCTCATTCATGAAAGCTTCTTGGTGTATTTCCATTATATATTCTTCATCTTCATCTGCTGCAAAGAACAGGTTGAGCGATTGACCTTGACATATCTTAGGTTGTCTAGCTGCTGCTAGTCTAATAAGTGCCCGTTGGTCTATCTCATACGCTGTCTTAAATACAAGCTTCTCATGGTCTGTTAACCAATCCAAGTGTTGTACTGAGCCTTGACTATGAAGTGTTAAGTCTTCTACTAAAGCGTCAGTGAATTCACCACGTTCTTTAGCGAGTCTAAGGAACACAGGATTAACTCTATATAACTCACCTGCTGATGTTGGTTGAACATAGATGTTAGCTACCGTAGGCTCAATGCCTTGTGACACACCACCACAAATCAATGCTAGGGTTGTCGTAGGTGCTATCGCTGTTCTATGAGTATTACGTACTCCGTAACCTTTACACCATTCAGGTTCACCAAGTTCCTTCGCCATCCATTGTGAGGCTCTTAAAGACTCATCATGAATGTGCTGGAAGATAGTGTTGTTAGTAAAGTGTGCATCCATCGATTCAAACGGTATACTGTTCTGTTGTAGGTATGTGTGGAAACCACATACACCTAAGCCTAATGCTCGTGACTTCTCTGTAAACCTTACGGTCTTCTCAAAGCCTAACTTGCCCTTAGCTTGTTCTATGAACTCCTGAGCTATACAGTCAAGAAATACTGTTGCAACGAATACTGCATCTGTGTCCTTCCACTCGTCGAACTTCGCAAGATTCATACTTGCTAGTACACACGTAAAGGAGTGGTCAGCATCACTGAACAGATTAATTTCGATACATAAGTTTGAAGCTAATACTTTTAAGTCTAAGTCTTTGTACATCTGTGGACTAGCACGATTAACTTTATCTACAAAGAAGAAGTAACCTTTACCAGTTCGCACCTTGATGAACATTGCACGTTTAAGTCTACGAGTCGCATCTTCATCACCAGCGTTAAGCTTAGCAATGAATTCATCTGTAACAACCCAACCAATGTTTAAGTCGTCATGATGATGTAACAGATAGTCTGCTACTTCGTCGTAGTCTCCATGATCCATAGGTAGGTAACCTGCCCATGCTCCACGTCGTGCTGTACCTTGTGCTACCTTACGCATTATATCTACGCAAGACGTTATAACATCAATTACACCTGATGCCTTACCACCCACACTAATGCAAGAACCGCGTGGTCTAATGTTACCTAAGTAACTACTAGTACCAAAGCCATTCTTAGTGAGGACGGCAAGCTCATGCGCACTCAAGTAAAAGTCACTAATAGAATCGTCTACCAATTGTCCTGAGCAGGACACAGGTGAACCACGTGTGGTACCCATATTTGCTAAGATTGGTGTTGATAACCCTAAGTGACTTTTGTACATAATATCAAAGAATCTACCTGCCCAACTATCTGACGTGTCAGGCATATGCTTAGCTGCTGCTTCTGCTATACGCAAGTAAGTCTCTAGTATAGAGGCATTCTTAATTTGATACTTCTGCTTGAACATCTGCCAACCACCAGTGGTAAACCACTCTGGTACAGCTCCTATCGATTGCAACTCCTTCCGTTCAATGGAAAGCTTTTCGTACATCGTTAGTTCTTTTGCCATATGAACTTTTCCTCGTTCCAATCTTGGTTGTAACTGTTGTCAACTCCTGTAAAGAAGTCGCTTAACTTAACCATGTTAATGTTTTGGTAGAACCAGTCTGCAATTGGATTGTCTCCTATTTCAAAGTATGGTCCCATACCTAGGTTAGTTAGACATATGTTTAATCGGGACTTAACAAATACCTTCAACGATGTCGCTGTGATACCTTCAATGTCACCTTCTGAGAATAACATATCTACTATGTGTACCTCATGATTATACATCTCTATTGCTACGTCTTGTAGCTTAGATTCCAGGGCCATTATATCAATGTTATGACCTGCTTCTTGTCTCTCTTTAAGTAGTTGTCTGAACGCCCATGCCCCACCTTCACAGTGAAGGTTCTCGTCCCGTACTGAGTAACCAATACCTCGGACAACGTTCAATAATTTATTCTTTCCACCCGTTTGAAAATGCTTTAAAAAGGCGAAAGCAGAGTACAAAACAGCGCCCTCAACCATGCTAAAAGCACCAATTGATACTAAGTCATCAAGATTATTTACATAACCCTCTACGCATTCCATACGAGCTTTAAGGATAGGGTCATTAACGTAGTCTGTATAGAATTCGTCATTGTCTAGCCTAAGTGCTTTATTTATCTTGTTATAGAACGGTGCATGTATACCTAGTTCTGTGAAAGCGAATGTTGATGCCATTTGACGTATGTCATGACGTGGGAACATGCGTTTAAAGCGTCCTCCCCAGTATTCGTTTCCTGCTACTAGTTCATATAGAGTGAATAACTTGAGTGTGGTTATAACACCATGTCGCTCAGGTTCAGACATATATACTTTCATATCCATTATATCTTTATCTACTTCTATATGAGATGCTGTCCAAAAGACTTTCTCTTGTGCTTCGGCCATTTCTATAGCTGGTGGGTAGTCAAACGTATAAGCTTCCTTATAGGTCTGCATCTGTACTTTATCCATTTACTCTCCTATTAATAGTACGCCTACGGCACAGGTGTAGTATACTGTTTACTAAGTCTAGTTGCTAAACTCCTGTGCCATGACTGTAATAGGTTATTTACTATATTGTTCCTGTAAGATACGCTCTAGTACTGAGATAGCTTTACGGATGTCTTCTTCACCATTCTTTAATTTGTGGCGGTCAATGTATTTGATAGCTGAGTGCTGTAAACAATCATGTTCACGTGCTAGTGAGAAATCGAATACGTCGTCTTTATCACCGTAGTGAGTACCACCTACTTGATCTCCTGGGGCAGTATCTTCTTCTTCAGCACTGGCTGCCCTTAGTATATCTGCTAATTGTACCCCCGGATTGTACCCTGTGATTAATGGTACTTTTGGGTGGGGGTTAACCTGTGATGGTTTAATAGCAATATGGTTGATTGGTCTTAGTAACTCCCACTGACCAGTATTTAAATGTTCATTGATTTTCTTTAGTGTCCATTTAGAAGGTTTTAATAAAGAATCTAATCTATTTACTGCTTTTATGATTAATTTATCTGACTCTTCGCAGTCTAAGAAGATTAGTGGGTTCTTTACGCTAGTTTGGAAGTATACGTTTAATAGATGTTCTTTAGTGTATTTGAAGTTCATTAGAAGAATCTCCCTCTATCTGCATCGAATGTAATCTCCTCTCTCAAGTCTGACTTACCTTCACGCTTTGATTTAGTTTTAGGCATACTTATGCCGCGTTTAGCTTGTAGTAATGGGTCCTCGCTAGAACCTAGCATAATGATACCATCACAAGCACCTTGTTTGCCTGTCTTACTGTCCTTCAACATATTCTCTGTTGGGAACATAAGGCCTGCACCCTCATTACTTATCTGAGATGTAGGGAATACGGGACAGTTGTATATGACTCCGAGTTCTCTGCTCCACTGATACAGTTGTTCGAGTCGTTGATCTTCGCGCAGGTCTTTTCTGGTGGGAAACTTAACATTGTCAAGCATATCAATGACGATAGCACCAACATTATCAAGGCCAATGCCATCAAGCACGTCTTCCAGATACGAGTTGTTCTTACCGTGAATGTCGTATACTCTAACCCTGTCTTTACTTCCCATAACTTTGACATACTCATTAGTGAGTTCTCCGTTGGCTTTTAGCTTAGCTAGTTCACCGTTAGTCATGTTTAATGTAGACATAATCTGTCTAGACATTATACGTTGTCGTCTTGATTCGTTATTGAACCAGACAACTATCTTGTTGTTAGGCATCTGCTGACACATGCTCCAGTTAAGGAACGTTAGGAATGAGGTCTTACCCTTACCCGGTCTAGCACATATGATGTATTGGTCACCGCCTTGTATGTTACGATATGTTTCGTTCATAACATCTAGAGGCCATAGCATACCATTATCGTCGTCTTCTTCACCTACTGTTGAATCATCTAAGTCAGAGAACTCATGCGATGATGATCGCTCTATTGACTCTTTAACTTTGGTGGTTATGTTATCAATAGCTAATACTATCTCAATCTCTTCACCTTGTTCGTACTCACTGATTAAGTTGCCTATGTCTGTTGCAAACTCTAACTCCAGTAGTTGGTTTATAATGTTCTTTTTAACTGACTCTGCAACGTCTGTCTGCATACGGTCAATTAGTTGGTTGTAATAATCGCAGTCACTCTCACCCATGCCTTTATGCCATGTTGTGAAGAACATACTACGGAATGCTGGGAAGTCAATTACTGCTTCCTCTGTATTCATTTCAAAGTACTTACGAATGTCGTCTGTTACAGCCTTAGTTCGTTTGTCTATTGCACTACGTGGGATGTATCGATGTACTTTGTCGAATTGTTCTTTGTATTTAATAATACGTAGTAATGCTAAGTCAATCATTAATCATACCCCTTAATTTAGCCCTGAGTTCAGTATATTCTTGTACCCATTCTTCCGGTATAGTTTTGAATACTGCCTCATACCGTAACATAGCCTCTAATAGTAGTACTCTACGTGTATGGTCATGCTCACCCATGGGTAGTATACCTAGTGGTGGTTTTGTAGTAGACATTTCTTTATCTCTTTATCTGATTGTTCTTTGTATTTAATAATACGAAGTAGTGCTAAATCTATCATTTAATACTCCAAATCTACTACATTATGTAACCCATGAGTTCTTGCATCTTCCACAAACAGTAACTGATCTTTCACATACTCTCTATACCACCTGTAGTTCCTATCAGGGTACTCACTATTAAACTGCACAACTGCAGCATCTAATACCTGCTCTGTAAGAGAGCCACCGTGTATGCAAAGACCTCTTATATCTGATGAGTTCAGTGTGTCAACTATAATATAATTCGTCATAAGTTTCTCTCTATAAATTGCTTAATCTTATCTCCATGACACCTCTTAGGTGCACAATGGCATTGTAAACTTACATCCTCTCCACTTCTAACCCTACGGAACAAAATTATCATTGCCTCTCTAACTGATGAACCCGCTATTTCTACCTCTTTATCGAAGTATACTTCAAACTTATCACACACCTCATCTCGTTTTGATTCATCTGCCATCCAGAAGGGGTTACCAAGTGGTGTCTTTCTATCAATCCTTACGTTTGAAAAACCAGCTACTGTATCTCTGATAGTATGTACTATAATATCTCCACTCATCTATTTCTCCTCTCAATTAATTAGTAAGCCCATCATATAGTAATGGGCTACATAGGTCAAGCGTATATTTAAGTATATTATTTTTATATGTTTATCTTGTAGTAACACAGTTGAGTTATTTTGTTCTGAGTCTACTGTCTCATATGTGTAACCAGCCCCAACATAGCGTTTAGTAATTTTATCTACTGCATCTTGTAATGATTGCATAGTTGTTCCTTTATTTCTCTATTTGATAATACGTAGTAATGCTAAGTCAATCATACGCAGTTTACCTTTCTCCATTCATGGTTGTTGTAAGCTGCTATGGCGTCGGTGTTGAAATTATCTTTGTATATCCGTAGTACACCTTTTGAAGATATTCGAAAGGTACAATTATTGTGTATTGTTTGTTCACCACAACGTAGTTCTACGATTAAGTCACTGCTAGGCATTTTCTTATCTCCTTGTCGGAAAGTTCTTTAGGGTCTAAGGGAGTTAGTATATTACTAACTGTTGTTAAAAGACTTAACGTCTTTCTAATTTTGTATGAGCCTTGGCGGCCTGCTGTGTCGCTGTCAAGCCACGTTGTGACCTCGTTGTATTTACCGAGGTAGGCAGCTTGTGCGGTTGTAATCTTGGTTCCTAGCATAGAGAATGTTTTTGCACTTCTTCCTACCGCTATCGCTGATAGTATATCTTCTACTATAACTATAGATGTTGCATCATCATGACCTAGTGATTCGAACATCACGGAGCTTCTATCGAATGCTGGTTGTAAGTACTTAGGCTTTTGCCCTTTATGTAAGGCTCTTGCTTGAAACCAAATTAACTTGTTATCTTTATATATAGGCATTATTACTCTTTCTAACTTAGCTGAGTAGCCTATTCTGTACTTTGACCAGAGTGGTTGTGTTATACCTGCTGTATACAGCCATAACCTACCTTCTAGTGGTATATCTTCTGTGAAGTCTTTGGGTAGTTTTAACTCTAGGACTTCATTCTCTGCATTGTCGTTCAGTTGCTTTATTCTAGACAGTTCAGCTAGTGATTGCTTACCTTTGTATTCACTATCGGTAAAGCCGCAGCGGTAGCAATTCACCCAATATGACTTCATTGAATGAGTCACACTTAGCTTCTCGCCACTACCACACATTTCGGGGCATATTGTTTGTGTCTTACCGTTTAAGGGTAATTCTTTAGCAATGTCTTTCCAGTTCTTCATCTTCATTATCCTCAAGGAGTTGACGCATTAGGTCTTGCTCCTCAGGGGTGTATGAAGCAATCATGTCGTTTATGTCTTCTTCAGTTGGCATTTCTAGCCTCCGTTGTTAATGTATTTATGTGTTGTACCCTCATATGCATCAACACCGCTAAGTGAATCATTTCACATATTCCCGTGAGTACTTCGGATAGTAGCCGCTAAGCTGTACAACCATAAATATACTAGTTGGTACGGGATGCAGGATTCGAACCTGCCCGTTACACCTAGTGGTGAACACCTCCTTCAATAGAGGCGCGTCTTTCCAGCTCCGCCAATCCCGTGTTAATGTATTTAAATGTGTAGCACCTACGCCTAGGCATGAAGAATCCTCCATGTATCTTTAGTAGCCAACCAAGACTGGTTGCTGCGTTCTACTGTTTCAATACTACCCTTTAAATATACTAATTTAGCTCCTATTTCCCTGTCACAACGAGGGTTAGACGACAGCAAGTGATGCTATTCTCATGTATAGGTACATCAATAGGTTGGCTCCGACCATTCTACTATCATCGTATGGTCTGCGCCCACCTTAGGAGTGGGATTTTACATGTTTGTTATCGTGATGCGATACAGTATACGTACACAGCTTCTAACTATTGCAGGTACTACCCAATGACTTACGCTGTGAGGAATTTCACACTTTAGTTGCTATGCGGGAGTCGAACCGCGCGACCAATCTATGCAGACTGCTCTACCTGACTGAGCTAATAGCTACCATAAAGCACCCTACTAGAGGGTACTTGAGTTAGCTACTAAAGATACTAGTCTTATAGTTCTTCAATGCTATCGTCAGCTTCTAAAGCGTCTAAGTCAACGCCTTCTGGAGCTTGTTCTGCAATAGGGTCTTCTAAAGACTCTTTTGCAACTTTAACTTTGTTTACTGGGTTAGCTTTGAACTGTGCTGCAACGATAGCTTCATCGAATGCACCAGCGTCTAAGCCAGCTTGTAGTTGTTCAGTGAAAGCTTCTACTTGCTCTGCTGAACAGTTGATGCGAGTTGCTCGTGGAGCTACTGCGTCTAACGCTACTGTAATACGACCAATTGTTAAGGTCAAGGCTACAGTGCCGTCTTCTTTAGCAACTTTGTTACCGTCTTTAATCTTAACCGCTTTACGCGCTTCTTCGATTGTTAACAAGTAAGAAGGAGTAGCTGAACCTGAACGTGAGTTGTTGTTTGCTACGGCTTGTGATGCTAGTGCTGAAAAGTCAAATGACATATTAGATATTTCCTTTAATAAGTGGTATCTCTACCATGTTTGTACAAAATTGTACGTGTTGGGTGAGCTTACTTCCCAATGATTAAGCTCAATCGACTGAGGTTATTCCTCGGTACTAGAATAGGCTACTATCTTTGACATAACCTATTGCTAATTCTTTGTGTACTTGCTGTACAATTTGTTTTGTTGTGGCTTGTTTGTCTGTGGTTACTGATGCTATAATGTCTGCGCTCCCGGCCCATACATGGATTGTTATATCCCAATGGCTGTAGGTTATTGTGATATTATGGCAATCTACATGTTTACGTACTGCTTTTTCAATACGTTTTCTAGCTTTCGCTAATTCAACGTGTAGTTTGGTCATACCTTAAACCGACCTACTAAGTTAATGATCTTCTGCATACCACGTGATAGGCGTAAGCCTTTAATCATCTCTGGGTTGAATGGGCTATCCTCTGCACACTTGGCTGAGAAGGTAGGCAGACCATTGGATAGCAATGGGATGGTTGGTGTAATTGATTTAACTAAAAGACGTGCTTTACGATTATTCTTCTTTAATGAGAAGTTAGCACCTGTTAAGATACCTAATTGTTTCTGTTTACGCATGTGCTGTACTCCGATTTGTACGTGTGATTGTTAAGGGTTTGTTGTTTGCTCTGGTACGCCAGTTTTCTTTACCATTTGCTACTACACCATAGGCACTATCTAATGTTTCAGGTGATTTGTTCATTGCGTCATCTACTAGACGTACTGCGTCCTTTAATGATTTTCTCATGTTAATTCCTATTTAGCGTCTGTTAGCAATTACTATGTCTAATGTTTTAAGTACATAGATTGCTAGTGAAGTTCGTTTACCTTGCCACCCTCTCAGGTGTATAGGTCTATTTGTGAAGTTATCAGTACATTCTGTTATAGTACGAGTTCCTAACAAGTTGAAGTAGTAGCGCACTGTAACTGAAATGTTTATGTCGTCTATGAGTAATGTATTCATTTTAATCCTCAGTGTCGGTTTATTATGTGTGAATTGGTCGGTCAATGTCGGTTTCCCTCCCGCACTGGCGAGGTGTCTCTTTACCGAGCTGCACTTGGAGTTGCCTTCGCTAGAAAGCCTTGCGGCTGGAGCAGTCTTTTGAACTATGCTTTTGACCTGTGACGTGGGAGCGCAGCGACCTCAGTCACCAACGCGGTAAAGGCACAATTAAGTGCCTTTATTAGTTGTTTGCGTTAAGGTTAACTAAACAAATAAGTACTCTCTAGCACATCGTTTAAGTTTAGCCCGTTATCTTCTTTTTCGTACTCGTCTTCTATATCCATAGCAGTGTATAAAGTTTTTAAAGGTTCTGCCTTTATTACTTCAACGTATGCTACACGTACCGCTTGCAATGTTTTTCTGACATCACAAGATTGTACACCTAAATCGTCATGTATGCAGGAGACATCAGAATCAACTATATTAACTGCTTTGCGTAATAATTCCGCATCAAGGCCATGAACAAAGTTAGGAGCTAAACCGCGTGCTAGTGCTTCGGCATCTGGTAAGCTTTTACCCTGTAATTTCGCGCTGTAGCTTGTACCGTATAGGTTCAAGTACTCGCTATTCATTGGCTTAATTTTTATGGTTATATCACTTAGCTTGTAAACTACTTTATCAAGTGGTGAACACTCAAGCTCAAGCTGTAAATGTTCGTTTAACTTTGTTATTGCTGGGAATGCTTGCTCTATTGCTTGCATAATGATTTTATACAATGACTTAGCACCCGTTGCTCGTTCTTTGTTTTCAATTAAAAACTCGCGCACTGTACGGATTAAAGTTGTCTCACCTGCACCGTATGCAAGTATCATTACAACTTTCTTGGTTATATCTCTATGATATTTCTTTAAAATGTTTTTATCCGTTGCTTTTCTAGCCAGCAATAGTGCTGTATCTGCTACTAAACCATAACAGTCTTCTGGTGTATCATCTGGGCTACTTGCTGAGACGTTAACCGCTTTAGCTGTTGCAGCATCTAGAAATAAACCGCTTGTTAATTGTACACCTGAACATGTACCATCAATACGGCATATTATGTTAGTTAATCCGCTTGTCTTGTATTCAATATAAGCAAGTCTTGCACGTTCTGCATATAACGTGGGCTGTGGTGTAGTCATTAGACTTATATGGTTATCTTTCACCCATTGCATGCGGTTGGTTATACTATCTTTGTCATAACCGCAAGCGTTAGCGATATGTAAAAACAATCCGTATTCGTCTACCTTGGTGTAGGTGGCGAAGTCAAAGCAAGCGCGTATATCTTTAACACCTTGGAAGGTAGTTAAGCCACCGCGAGCGTATGCTCTGCCTCTATAATCTGGTGTGTGCGGAAAGTAATATGTTTTATTAACATCAAGTTTAAGCATTGACTTCATAGCCTGTACTTGATCTTTCGGGTATTCGTTGCGCTTTAGTTTACGCTTGATTTGTGCGCGTATTGCACCGTTTAACTTATAGCCAGTGTGACCCATTCTATTTAAGGCATCAACAAAAGGCTGTTGTACTTGTTCTTTAAATGTGAAGTTTTGTAGTTCACATGTTCCATCAATCGACCATGTTAACTTGTTTAACATTGGCTTCATTTTAGGCGTAGCATTATCCCACAAGTTTAGCATTGTGTTAATGCGTAGCTCTTGTATTTCTGGTGTGGTGGCGTGACCTTGGAAACGTTGACCATCATCTGTTTGACCGTCATCAAGTTCTTTTTCTATTATACCGTCCTCAATGAACTGGGTTATTATATTTTGAGCAACTTGTTTATAGTTAAGTTCTGGCTCTATTATTATACTATCTTCATCAATCCAGTTTTCAAGCGCAGTGTGTAATATACTTTCGCTCGTATAACCTGACATTAAAACAGAATAACTAGCAACCATATAGATGCTTGAGTTAAGGCTCTGCTCTTTTCCCTTGCTGGTTTTCATACCGTCAGGGAATACTGTAATTGTTTGATCTTCTATCACGCAAGAAGTAAGGCGTTTTAGTAAGTTACCAGTTAAGCGCGTTGCAAGTTGTTGTAGATAAACACGTTCTTTACCACCGGCAACCATATAGGCGCGTTCTTGTTCTGCTGTTTCACAAGCTGCGTTATCATTAACAGCGTTTTGTATTGCTGCGAAAAGTTTAGTTATTGGGTTGTTTATAGTGTTTAACATGATTAAGCGCCTTTTATAAGTAGAGTTTCATCGACAGCGATGTAGTAGATTGTTTGTAAACTTGCGAAGTATTGACCTTTGTATAAAAACATATTACTCCTTATCAACTTTGCCTAATTGCCTAGCTGATTAGATAATTATACTCCTATCTTGTAGTATGTCCATAACTATATTCTACTTATATGAAATAAATTGACCTTATGCGAAGCATGATAAACTGCACTTGTACTAAGTAAGCGTAGCGCATATACCTTCGTCCTGCTAAACATGTCTTCATCTTGAAGCTGAGCGTAGTCTCTTTTACGCGACGTGCTGCTTGTTCACTTATCTTTTGAACTAATGGCTTGAACTTAATCTTGTAAGTACGAGCGTAGGAATAACGTACGCAGTACTTATGGGCGAGTTAGTCTTTTGACCTCCCCGCATGATTGTTACTTTAGGAATGTAACTGTACCATCTTTATTAACTATATACATGATTTACCCCGCATACTTACTTAATGAATTTAAAGCACATCTAACAACATGCCTGTCTCTGAATTGTATAACTAGCCGCAATGCTTGAGCATAACGCTTAGCTTGTGCACGACCATAACCATAATTCTCCTCAATAGCCAATGAACTAATCATAGGAAGTTTATGTAACATACTCCTAACAACAGCCACATTAAGCTTAGTACCTTTATGTGTATTAGCAACATCAAATGATCTAACAACACCTGTTATTACATCATCTAGTGCATCATCAACTATGTACTCTTGATCTATTTCAGCAAGTATACTACCTGCATGAGTGTTATTGATAACTATAGCCTTACGACCATAACTAGAGTGCTTAGTGGTAATTAAACCAGCAGCAGGTAACTTAACACCTTTAAGACGTAACATTCTACGCTCGAAGTCTTGTAATGACATACTACCTCACCTCTACCTACTCGGATAATTTTATTTGCATTTGGCTCCCTATAATATAAAGAATAGCCGTGGATTTTTCTCTTTTAAGCGATATTCTGCATATTGCTACATGGATGCTACAAAAGATTACACCATAGAAAAGAGGTATAACAAAGGTAGAACAATACAATACACATACTACACACATGTAACCACATACAAACACATGTTACACACATATATCTTATAAAACGAAAAAGACATATCAAGGGATGTAAGCCTGTGCATCACCATCACCGCCAGTCTTTAGGCGAGGCATCTCTTTGCCGAGCTAAGTAACACAGCTTCACCGTGTTATAGGTGAGCCTGCGAACTTATTACCCTGTCATTCACTACGTCTCTTTGTAGGGATATGACGTGAAGCCCTTACGGAGCGTCAGCGACAACAGTGTAGGTGCCCTCATCACCGTTTGGCATGAGAGCCACGCGGCTTGAGCGTTCCCTTGACCTGTCTCTAAGCATTGGGAATGCAATTGCCTTCATCATGAATAATGACAGCCCTCTGCTGCTAAGAGATACCCCCATTGGGGGAATATAGGGGGGAAATCTTGGAGGGAGTGCCCCCACAAACTTGTTACCTGTTTTTAATATTTTGGTTAATCTGTGGTAACTCACTATTACTCACTATTACTCACTACAACCTTATACAACCTATGTAACCGTCCAGTGGACGACTACACAAGTTAAACTATCTTACTCGAAGGTAGAGTAGTCGTAGTCAGGGAAGACCACTGTAGCATCTTTACCCATACCTGCAATGGTAGTAGTAGGAGTATGTAGTATATGCTTCAAACCAATGTCCTTCAATGCACCTTTAGTCCAAGGC